CCACAAATCTCGTTCGACGAAGTGGTCCCCAACGACAACGTCGGCGCGCACGTCGTGCGGGTGCAGGAAGCCAAGTCCGTCCTGGCCCAAGAGCCTGACACCAGCTCATACGCTCCCGTCGCACCAGCGCCGAAAGCCGGTGTGCGTCGCTCGCCCGCTGTAGCTCGTCGCTAATCATGGCAGTCAACAAGTTCCGTGTCGCGCAGGCGCTGAAGTCGTTCAGCTCGCTGAACGGCATCATCAACTCGTTGACCGAAGAAGAAGTGCTGGAGTGCCTCCGTCTGGAGGCATCCTCATCCCGTCGACCGTCCATGCTGGACCGGTTGACATCCCGGGCCGTCCGGCTCAATGAAATCTCGTACCAACGCCAACTCAAGGAGAAATACCATGGCACGTAAACCCACCCCTCTGACCGCCGCCGAAATCAAAGCCAAGAAGGCTGACCTGAAGCTGGCCATCAAGAACACCCAAGAGGCGCTCAAGCCCTACGAGGTGAGCCTGAAGGCAGCTGAGAAAGCAGCGACTGCGGCCAAGAAAGAAGCCGACAAGGCTGTAGCCACAGCTCAGAAGAGCGCAGCTGCTGAGGCTGCCAAGTTTGCCAAGGCCAAGGCCGCAGCCGACAAGGGCATGGAGAAGATAAACGCACAACTGGCTGCCCTTGAGCCTGCTGTTGCGGGGGAATAAATACCTCTCGGGGTTTACCCTCTATGTCTGCGCTGTAATCGTGCAGCGCAGACAAAAAAAACGGAATAAGGGGAATTTTGTGCGTAGTTTGATGATCGACCTCGAAACACTTGGCACCACAGCCGACTCAGTCATCCTGAGCATCGGCGCGGTCAAGTTTGACTTGGACACTGGCAAGATTGAGGACAAAGGGTTTTATCGCTCTGTCTCTATTGAGTCCAACCTGGACTACAAGAGACGAATAAGTGAGGGCACGATGCTCTGGTGGTTCAAGCAACCAGCAGCAGCGCAAGAAGTGTTCCACGAGCCAAAAGAATCCCTTGGCACTGCCCTCGTAGAACTCAGCGACTGGATTGGTAACGAACAGTTTACCGTCTGGAGCAACGGCGCAGACTTCGACATCCCTATGTTGTCACACGCCTACACGCAGATGCAAGTCGAAATACCCTGGAAGTTTTTCAACTCCCGGTGCTACCGGACATACAAAAATTTGCCCGGAGCCAAGGACATCCGCACTGCCCCTCTGGGGGTCAAACACAACGCGCTGAGCGATGCCTACCAGCAAGCCCAGACACTCATCGCCATCCACAAGGCGATATTCATGAAGGAAAAAGAGCATGCCGTCAATTGACGAAACCTTAGCCGAGCGCGGTGCGCGCTACGGTGAATTTATCGACCACGCCAACGTAACCCAGTCCATCAAGGCATCCATCGCCAGCGGTGAAAACTGGGACACTCTGGACGACGACATGAAAGAGTGACTGGAAATGGTCGCCCACAAGCTCGGTCGCATCGTCAACGGTGACCCGAACTACGTGGATTCGTGGACGGACATCATCGGCTACACCCGCCTGGTGGAGAAGCGGTTGATCCAAGACCTCGCCAAGCTCGAAGCTGCCAAGAGCGACGTCGATCTCAACGCTCGGTTCCAAGCAGCAGCAGCCGCGTACCTCAAGAGTCAGGAGACCAAGCCGAAGGCTGAGCCCACGGATACTGAACTGGCAGCCATCATCCGCAATCTGGCACCTGGTCTCCACATCATCCATGTGGACGAAGAAAGCGGCGACACAGATTGAGTGCCAAACCTGAGACCACCTTTGCGGCTCGGGTTCACAAGCACCTGAACAAGTCCATCTACCACATGAAGAACAACAACCCGTACCTCTCGGGTGTTGCGGACGTGTGGTACAGCGGCAGTTCTGGTGACTTGTGGGTCGAGTACAAGTTCCTTGTCGTGCCTAAGCGAGACACCACCGTCATCAACATGGTACAGGGCAAGAACCCCATGATCTCCCGGCTGCAGCAGCAATGGCTGGAGGCCCGGTTCATGGAGGGCCGGTCTGTAGGTGTCATGCTTGGATGCAAAGAAGGTGGTGTCTGGTTCCCAAATCTTGACTGGCAATACGGGTTTACGACCCGTGAGCTAAAGTCATGGATCACGCCCCACCACAAACTTGCTGCCCTGATCGAATGCCGAGTTAATGAGTTCCGCGAGTCGGATAAATCTTAGATAACATCCATCAGGTGTGGCGCGGCACATTTCGTTGGAGCGCGCATCCAAGGAGAACATCATGAGATTTACAGAAAGCGGGCTCTACAATGCCCTGGAAAAAGTGTTACGCGAAACAGGCAAAGCCATGGACTGCGTTGAGTTGTTCGACATCCCAGAGGTCCGCGATCACGCGGCCTCAGCCAACCGGGTGTCTGACTACCTCGGGTCGTTGTGGCGCAAGGGCCTGTGTACCCGTATACCGTCACCAGGTGGTGACAAGTCCAGAGCCAAGTGGATGTACCAGTGGAAGGCGAAACCAGACGACTCGAAAGTGATCCCGGGCCCACCCATCGCAGGTCTGGAGTATGCACCCAAGCTGCTGGTAGACCGCCCCTTGCTTCAGATCACTGAAGAGGGCTGCACCATACAACTCACCACCCCGCATCTGACCATCCTGATCAAAGCACGCTGACCCACGCCGAAAGGCGTACCGACGACTCTAACCTCCATGAAAGAACTGCTCACCAAAGACGAAGCCGCCCTGGCCAAAAGCCAAGGGTGGTGCCTGGAGTACGTCTATGACCTGGAGAAGAGTAAGTGGCTGCTGTGCGTGCTGCCACTGGAGATCAGGGGCAACACCCAGCAGGCCATGAACACGATCGTCACTCTGGCCAAACAACGCAACGCTCTGTGCATCAAAGCGTTGCAACTCATTCACCAACACAATTTGAAATCATGAGCTTCAAACCGACCCTCGCGGTCAACGCTGACTTCAGCAAGATCAAGTACCCGGTGTACGCATCGCCTAAGCTCGACGGGATTCGGTGCAGCATCGTGGACGGCAAGGCTCTGAGCCGCACGCTCAAGCCGATTCCGAACAAGGCGATTTACGAATACCTGAGCGACCATCAGCTTGATGGGCTAGATGGTGAACTCATCGTGGGCTCACCGGTAAGCCCCACGGTCTACAACGAGACAGTCTCCAAGGTCATGGCCCATGACAAGGGCATTGACAACGTGGCGTACTACGTGTTCGACCTACACAATCATGCGCAAACATTTACCCAGCGCAATCTGGAGTTGCGCAAGTTCAACGACACGAAGGCTCAACTGCCTGTTATCCATCTCGAACAGAATTGGGTTGCCACTGAGGACGAGATGTTTTCCTATGAAGCGCGCTGCGTCGGGCTTGGTTATGAAGGAATTATCTTGCGTTCACCGGATGCCCCCTACAAGTTCGGGCGAAGCACGATGAAAGAGCAGTATTTGCTAAAGGTGAAGCGCTTCTTTGACAGCGAGGCTGAAATCATCGGTTTTGAAGAGGAGATGTTCAATGGGAATAGTGCAGAAACTAACGAACTTGGCCGCACGAAACGTAGTACGGCTAAAGCTGGACTCAGTGGTAAGGGGACACTGGGTGCGTTCACCGTCCGGGACGTGGTCACAGGTGTTGTATTCTCGATCGGGACCGGTCTTACAGCCGCCCAGCGAGAAGAAGCCTGGGCCAACCGCCCCCGATTAATGGGCGAGCTCATCCGGTATAAGTTCTTCCCCGTCGGGGTCAAGGATAAACCTCGGCATCCGGTATTTTTGGGCTACCGTTCAAAGCTCGATCTCTAAGCTCTACGAAAGATATACATGAAACTCTACAAGATCACTGCCAATGTTGGCGGCACGATTGAAACTCAATACGTTGGCTCTCTGGCCGACGGTGTCGCCGCGCGCAAAGCGTTGGCTGACAAAGGCATCAAGCGCGCGGACATCAAACAGGAAGAGGTCGACATCAAGACCGACAAGCCTGGCCTGTTGAAGTACCTGAACAGCCACGTATGAAGAACGTCCTCAACCACGGTTCTGTCAGGCTCGTGGAGCACATGGGGTCGGACCTATCCATTGCCCGTTCTGCCCGTGTTAGCTACGACGCAGACTGGCGCTCTGGTGGCGATGACGAGAAGCTCATCGACTATCTCATCAAGAACCGCCACACGAGTCCCTTCGAGTCTGTTGTGTTCACCTTCGAGG